TAACTTGCCATATAATATCTTCACCTCTCTTTATCATTTTCTTTGTATATGATAAATCAGGTTGTTCATTATTAGGTCGTTTGTCGCCTCTATGAAATCTTACTTTTTGTTTTTTAGCCATTAAAGTATATTCATGTCCCAACTAATTATTCTTTTAACTTGTTTTGATTTATGAGGTTCAGTAAAATGTCTAATAAATTTTGGTGTAATAACTATATCACCTTCATTAACTTTTAATGGATAATATATTGTTCTATCACTATACCAGTCATTCCAAGGTTGTATATATTGTGTTACTGATCCATCTTTAGGCATATTTAAATACAGTATGCCAGCTAACCCTACTGATCCATGATCGTGTGGAGTATGATAGTCACCCTTTTTATATGATACTGACCATATATCTTGTAAGTGAATATCTTTTTTTAGTTTTTGAGACAACATACCTAATTCTTCAGCCATAATATTATTAAAAGCATCAGCAAAACCTGATCTGTCTTTTTGTCTATTTGTAGAAAAGGTTTGTAGACCATGTTTTCTTTCTGGAAATGCTTTACATAATTTTTCTAATTGTGGTTTCTTCTTCTTAAAATTTAAAGTAGGTATTGACCACATTGGAATTGTAAATAAACTATTTTCAATCATTAGTTAATCTCCTTTTTTTCAGGTTCTTTTGTTTTTTCTTTATAATCTAATCCTATTTTTTCCATAACAGTATTAAAATCTTCTTCTATATGCCAAAAGTTTTCTTTTGACCATAGTGCTACTTTATTTTCTTTTGTTAGGTCTCTATAAATGCTAACAATATTATCAACATTAATAACTATATCCGTTCCTTCAAAAGGTGGATTCGCATTTGTAAATACTACAAATTTACTCATTATTTCTCCTATAATTTAAAATCGGAAAACTTTTCGTATGATTCTTCGGGAGATGGATAGTTTTCCTGTTGTTTAAGTTCTTTACCACCTACTATATTTTGTGCTGAATTTTCAGTATCGTACAAACGCATTTTAGCTCTATCAACACCTATAATGAACGACCTGTTTATACCAGGGTCATTATAACGATTTTTCAATTGTTTTACTTTCATTTGACCCAGACCTTCTAGTTCTTCATTTGACATAAGAGCAAACATAAAGTCAGCAGTTGCTGGTAGACCAAATGATTCTGAAGTATCTTCTAAACCAATATCTGTACTTACGAAACCCGTTCTAGTTGTTTGTGTTGCACTAAAGATTGGAACATCATGTTCAACAGCAAGACCTCTTAATTCTTCAGCGATTGCTTTGATATAAAAATAAGATGATATATTACCACCTTTAAATCTTGCACTAGCACAGATGTTTAAATAATCAATGAAGATGACTTGTGGCTTAAAGCTTTTCTTTAACGCTAGTTCATTTATTAGTGCTTTGAAATGACCACTATGAGCTGACGCAGTAGGATACTCTTTAATAACTAATCTACCATTTGTCTTATCTTCTAATTTTTTAACTTTACTATCATACAATTCTTTTGGCATACTTCTAATATCGTCCATTGATATATCAAATAAATTTGCGTCTATTCTTTCAGCGATACGTTCTTCAGCCATTTCTAAAGTAATGTATAATACATTTAAACCTTGTGTTAAGAAAGATGAAGCAGCATGACACATAAACAAAGACTTACCAACACCAGTACCAGCCAAAGCGATATTCAAAGTTTTACTTGGTATACCACCTTTTGTAATTCTATTGAAGTATGATAAATCAAATGGGTATCTTTTTTCTTTAGTGTGGTACCAATCAAATCTATCTTGTGCGTCTTCTATGTAATCGTGGCCAACGTGTTTATCAAAACTTACACCTAACGCATCACTTAATAAACTAGGTAACGACTCTGGTGTTCTTGTTTTATCTTTACCTTCTAAAATTGTAATACCTTCTAATACAGCATTGTGAACAGCTCTATCTTTACAAAACTTTTCTGTTGTGTCTAGTAACCATTTTAAATCTGTATCTTCTTGTGATATACTAGCAACTAACTCTTTAACATCTTTATATTCTGTTTCGTTTAAATCTTTTCTATTATTAAGTTCAATTAATATAGATTCTTTAGTAGGTAAATTATTATAAGTGTGTAGAAACTTTGATACTTCAGAAAATAATATCTTCTCATCTCTTTTAGGAAAATATGTTTCTTTAAGAAATGGAATAGCTTTTCTTGTAAAATCTTCATTAAAGAAAAGATTATTTAATATTGTATGTTCTATTCTATCATTCATCTATTTGTAATTGTCCTTTTTTTAATTGTTCTTCAACACACTCAACTAATATATCACCAATATAGTTTCTAAAATCATCTGACTTAACATCTTCATCATTTGGATTAGTCATTATATCATAAGTAAACTTTAAAGGTATTTGTCCTTCTTCGTTTTCAGTTTGAGAAAACTTAACATTGTTGTACTTATAGATAACACCTTCGTACTGGCCATCCATAATTTTTATACAACTAAAGTCGTCACCTTGTCTTTGAGCAAAAGCGTATCTTTTACTCGGTGTCTTCTTCGTCTGATCCGTAGAGGAATTTTCTTTTTGCTGTTTCATCTATTTTGTCTAATACTTCTTTTGTAAAATATTTTTCAGGATTGTCGTTGATATTTTTACCAAAAACTTTAGAACCGTCTGGCATTTCATATCTTGTAGATACTTTCTTAAAGACACCAGCTTCTTCGCCGAGTTCTATAAGACCATAATATTTGTCTAAACCTGTCTTGTAAGTAAGTTTGACATCTATCATTGCGTTCTCTTTTGTTAACCTAGATTTAAAATTTTTACAATGTATAATATTTCCAACGACCTCAGTACCTTCTTTGTCTTTTCTTTTGCTGAGATAGATGATTGATGAGGCAGCGTATTTTAAACCACTTCCACCGCCCATTTCTTTTTGAGGGAACATTGAACCTATAACATCATATGTGTGGTTAGTCATAATCATTGGTATATTTGCTCTACCAAGTTTCAATGTTAATACTCTAAATGTTGATTTGACAATTTGACTTCTTGTCATATCTCTTGTTTCTTTACCTGCGGCTGTATCTTCCATTTCTTTTGTAGTTGATAACATACCTAAACTGTCAAGTACAAACATTAAAGGTTTTCTAGTCTTCTCTGTTTGTTCAATATATTTGTCTAATATTTTGATTGACTGGTTTCTAAATTCTTGTACTGTGGCAACTGGTACGATAACCATTCTTTTAGAATCAATACCTCTAGCCTCAATCATTTGTTTTGAGATAGCACTTTCTGATTCAAAATAGATAATACCTGCGTCAGGATCCTTATCTAAAAATGCTTTACATATACCTAGTGCGAAAAATGTTTTACCTGTTGCTGCTTCACCAGCGATTGCTGTAATCTTATTACTTGGCATACCACCATAGATAGTACCAGACAATAATGCGTTAAATGAATAAGAGCCTGTGTCTATAAAACTTGTTACATCAGCACTATCAATTCCATCACTTACTAAACCAGCATATTCATTACCAGTTTCTTTAATTATATCTTTTAAAAAATCACTCATTCCATAACTCCTATAAATTTATGTTCTTATTATATATCATTCTACTTAAAATGTCAACCCTTAAAATGCTCATCATCTTTTGGTATCATAATCTCTGGTAGAAAAGCTTCACCTTCTCCTTCAATTCTTAAATTAGGGTCTTCTGGCACATAACCTTTTCTAGGCTCTTCATAGTCTCTAGGTTTTACTCTTGTCCATAATAGATTTTTTAATTCATCTATTGAAATATTACCAAAATCATTATAAACTCTATTTTGAAACTTGTCAGCCATATGATAGATTACTTCTCTATTGTATTCTATTTTTCGCTGATAATCCCAATACTCTTTTAGTTCTTCATACTTCGCTTTAGGTATCGCCATAGAAATATTTATTATTTCTTTAAAGCAACAATACCAACGAAATTAAAGTTTTGCCAAAAAGTATGTATTTCAAAGCCAGCATCTTGTACCATTTTATACAATTC